CATGATAAGGCTGTTGAGGAAAATGCACCGCCACTTTACCGCCACTCGAAAAGCCAGATACAAAAAAACCGCTTAAATGAGCGGCTTAAGTATATGTTTTTTATAGTGAAATTTGGTGGCCCCTGCTGGGCTTGAACCAGCGACCAAGCGATTATGAGAACGGTGCTCAATTCTTTATAATCAATAACTTACTGTTTTTTATGATTTTTTGGATTCGAATATTACTGATTATTATTGATGTTTTGCGTCCTAAGGGGACCAAAAGGGGTCCTTTTCATCAATCTCAATCAAATCCAGCATCTCATTGGGAACAGAGAATGGAATGCTACTTTTAACCATCCTTAGCAATCTCTGGTTTTTGATTCCGCTTATTTGGTCACAGTTTAAAAAGAAAAGATGATGCTCATCTACTTTGGCTAACAAAATGGCAATCATTGCTTCCTTAGTGGATTCATCTGCAGTCATGATTCTGTCAAGCAGTACTGTATAAAGTGCATTTTCTTTTGTATATATTTCAGGTGCGTGCTTTTCCGTATAATTTTGATAAAATGCCGCAAGTAATCCCTTGAAATATTCCGGGGTTGGGATTTTTTCATTATTTGATTTTATGAATTTATTAAAAAGCTTAGCTATATGCTCATAGACGCCCGGCCTGAATAATTTTGCCTCTACCATCGTGTCAACATACAAAGATGGAAATCTTTTTTTCTCCAGCATATCAATCAATACATTGAGTAAATTATTGAATTGATTAAATGTTTGTTCATTACTGAGCATGGAGATCTGCTTTTCACTAGCTTCATGTGTTTTAATTAACGTCCAAATTACAGCAAGTGTACCTATAAAAGAAAATAAGGCACCTGTTGTGCCACTTAAAAACGAACCAAAATTACCCCATGCTTGATTGTCCTTTGATATATTATTAATGACCTTTCCTAAAGGTAAAATGCTCTCGTTGAATTTGAGGAGATATATAAGTGCCGGAATGAAACCAATGACAACACTTAGTAAAACAAAGAGAATGACATACCTTTTTTTCATTTAAAATATTCCGTTTCTCGCATGGGGTTTAATCTTACAGCTTCCTCAAGATGATTAGGAGCAAAATGCGCATATCTCATTGTCATCTTGATATCTGTATGACCAAGTATGCGCTGGAGAACAAGTATATTTCCACCATTCATCATGAAATGTGAAGCAAAAGTGTGTCTTAATACATGTGAAAGCTGACCATCCGGTAAGTCGAGTTCGGCACGCTTCACTGCACTGCGAAAAGCCGAATAGCACGTATTAAAAAAACGTCCCGCTTTTTCTGGTTTTGGAATGCTGTCATAAACTGCCTGACTAATAGGTACGGTTCGGTTTCTATTACCTTTAGTCTTTATGAAACTTACCTTAAGACTTCTGATCTGCTTAGTAGTGAGTGATTCAGCTTCATCCCATCTAGCGCCAGTAACAAGGCATATATGCGCCACATGATAGACATGAGGGTTACGGCTGTTTTTACATTGTTCAAGAAGGAGTTTTATTTCCTCTGCCTCAAGGTAAGCAAGTTCTGCTTCTTCAGATTTGAACGGGCGCAAGTTTTCAAGAGGGTTATCTTTCTTCCAATGGCCTAGCCGCTTTAGTTCGTTGAAGACCGCCCGAAAGTAAGCCAACTCTAAATTCATGGTTCGTGGCGAAACCTTTTGCACTCGCGCAGTCTTGGCTATTTCGCCTGACAGTCTTTTTTTACGATATACAGAGAACATGGTTGCGCTGAACTCATGGGCAAGCGGGTTGCCCATGCTCTCACAGGCAAACTTCATCGCCTTAAGACGTTTTGTGCCGTCGTCCAGAGTGATACCGTGTTCATCGAACCATTGCTGTGCAAGCTCGGCTAATTTACGGCGATCCTCTTTGCCATCGAACCAAGGCTTCTCTATTAAAGTGTCCATCACGTAATTTTCATACGAAATGGCCTCGCCTTTAGTGGAAAATGTTTTGCGTATGCGCTTACTCGGTTTTCCTTTCGGTTTACCTTCTGGGTAGAAATCCAGTAGCCACTTGCCCGCTGAAATTATCCGCAAACTCATTTTAATTAGCCTTTAATATCACTAACTAGAATCTTTTCCATTATTTCTTTTGCGCGAGGAAAAATAACTCCTGCCCCATTCTTTCCACTGAATGTTATATTCTTTGGGTTGATTCTTTTAATATAGCCGATATCTTTTTCACCGTATGTATACACATAATCACCAATACTGTTTGGCGTAGATTCCATCAAGTCTGATAGCGTCAGCTGGGAGGAGTAATTAGACCTCGGATTCATCGTAAGGCTTTCAGCTCTTGAGATAATGTTACTTGTATTATTATTTCCACCAAAACTATCAATTTTCTTGTTGAGCTTATTAATCATGTCAAAAATGATACTGTCATTTTCGTTCAAATTAACTTTATCAATTTTAGCTGGTTGAATTTTGAGTAACTTAACTATTGAATTCACGTCGTCTTCAGGTGCGGATTCAGTTTCGGTTAACATCTCGTGAATCAATTTAATCTCAACACTAACCGTATCAACTCGTAGCGACTGAGAATATGGAACGTATCGGAATCCTGCTAAATCAAAAGGAGGTTTGTCTCGACCATCTGTTATCAAAATAGTCTTTTTGTTAAATGCCTGTCTCAAACCTAACTCATAGAATACATTGGCATTTTTAGAACTTAGATCACATATTGCCATGTCACAATCCATGATTTTCTTTAAAATATCAAACATGATCATGTGAGATGCTTTACTGTCATCGGCTCTTATTGGTTGATAACCGGCAGCTATGCATGCAGGTTTAATAAGGTGCTCATAAACCCTTGTGAAATGGCCTATTTCATAATCTGGATGATCTGCTATTGGCATAATTACAAAGCAAGTTTTAATTTTAACTTCTTCTTCACTTTTTTGGTTTTCATTTTTTTTTGCTGTCATAATAATCCCTTATTTAAAGGTTAGAACTATTCTACCTATTACGTCAATATCATCAATATTGCAGTCAAATGCCATACCAATGCCGCTAACTCTGATTTTCCTAATTGGTATGCGGCCTAAATTTCTGACGCTTATTTTCCCTTCAATATTAACCAGCCACTCTCAATCAAAAATTTCAGAGAATTTTTTATCAATAATATAATGCGCGTTCTCATCTAAGAGGCAAAACGCATCTGTAGGTAATGGAGAGCCTTCGCGAAAAAAGGCTTTATCGAGCATTACAAGTCCAGAATCAAACAGCTCCCCGCCAATAAGTTTTTTACGCGGCAGTTTCAGTATGTCTGAAGATTCATCTTCAAACTTTTTGCCTGCACCAGTTGTTAGCCACTCAAGGCTAACCCCGGTTTCCAGTACGCATTGCACAACAATGTCCGCCGGGAAAGTGCCGCGCTTTCTTCTGGCAGACATGCTACTTGCAGCCATTTCTAAATGATCTGCCAGTTGCAGGGATGTGCTGAAGCCGTAAGCCTCACAAACACGATCTAAGACCAATGCGCTATCAGTAGGTAGGGTGAATTTTCCAGTATCTCGCATTTATTGGTTGCAAATTCGATTAAGTCTCCGTGTTGTAAGTTCGATAAACGTGAATATTGTTGAATGTTGCTGCATTCAAGCGAATGAAGGAGTTTGCCCTATGCGTCCAAACATTACAATCACCATCCCCACGCCCTACCTGCCTCTTGATGAGTATTGCCGTCTAACGGGCATAGCTATGGGAACTGCCCGCGATATGGTGCGTGATGGCCGCTTACCTATTCGCGGAAAAGGCGATAAACCGCGTGCACGAGTTGAGGTCAACATGGCTGCGCTTACTGTTGAAGCGTTAAGCGAATGTCGAATTTCGCTTCAGGCGTAATCAAGGCTATCAATTCGTAAGGTGCGAATCATGTACGATTATAAAGTTTCAGTACGAAACTATCTTGATGATGCCTGCCGCCAGTTTTCGCTTGCACACAACGTAACTGAACTGGCTAAAAAAGTAGGTATGCAACCGGCCACACTGCGCAACAAGCTGAATCCGGACCAGTCGCACCAACTGACCTTACCTGAACTGCTGGCGATCATCGATCTCACTGAAGACCCAACCATTCTTGATGGTTTTTTGCGTCAGATTAATTGTCAGCCTTCAGTACCGGTTAACAACGCCAGACCTGGAAACATGCAGTTTTGCGCATTAACTGCTGTGGCCAGTGTCGGGGTAATCGCTGGGGAAGCGGTTTCAACGGAAAAGATGACCGTTGCACGCCGCAATCAGATTCTTAACAGAGCCAGTGATGCTATTCGCAGCCTGTCTTTACTCGTCTATTCCGTTGAAAGTCGTTTTCAAACAGTGCCGGTATTGGCTGCTGCCGTTGATGTGGTCAGCGCTTCAATGCCTGGCATCATTGCGTGAGGTGAAAATGAGTGAAGTTAAAGAAAACGGCGAAATGATTATTCCATTATTTCGCCGTAGGTATTCAGAGAGTGGGAAGAGACTTAATGAGGGAATTTATCCTGTTGCGGTAGCCCCTGCGCAAGTGTTTCGCGCTCGATATACGTCTGAAGAAACTGAATTGTGTCTTTTGCCTGTTCAACCGTCAGCCCGGTAAACAACTCACCAGCTGCTGGCAGTGTTGCCGGGTCTTTCAAATGGTAGTGAAAGCGAAGGCAGGCCAGATGATTGTGTAAAACATATTCAAGTTCTGCGGGGATGATCACTGGAACTTGTTTATTACTCATTGAATTTCCTTATTTCTGGTTGTGTGGAAGCGCCAGATTATCACGTGCAGGGCTTGTATATAAGCTGGCACTAAGTGAGGCAAGCATGATTAGTTTTGTTCGGTATCTCAGGAATCAATCTAATTCTCCTCAGTTACCAAATTTTGGTCACGGGTGGATTCAGTTACCAGATGGTCGCCGTTGGAATCCAGCATTAACCCGTAAAAATCATGAGGCTCAGCATGAAGGCAAACGATGAAAAATGGCTGGGGGTGCTTCGCCAGATGGTTTCTGGCCATAGCACACAGGCATACAGCATCTGGGAGCGGCTTAATGAACATCAGCGCGGAATTATTCTGCACGCCGCAGGCTTAAAGGCGCGTCACTGTCGTTATTCGTGGGGCCAGTTCACTGACCACGAATTACACCAGATTAAGCGCGGTCTGCAGCGTCTGAAATGCATGGTTGAAATGTTCAAGGGGCTGGGGCCGCTGGCGTTTCAACAGGAAAAGAAACCATCACCAAGCGCGCTGAGCGCGGCGCGATCAGTACCCACTGTACCGGGTACACCAGTACATGAACTGATAAAGGCGCGGCAGCAGCTGCGTAAACCCGCTGACAATCGTGCCCACTGAGGAAATGTTATGAACATCATCACCGTAGAAAAAAAGGGCTGCTTGAAGATTTCCGCGACTGGGGTGTTAACCCGGATTATGCAGAGTTCTTCATCAGCAAATGCGACGCCGAAGGCAGCACTGTTGCACTCAGGTCTTTCGTCTTCAATGACACGATCCACTTGGACGACAAAATACAGTGGCTGCTGGTAAGTTCTGCTTTCTGGTGTCGTGCGTTTCGCGAGGCAGAAACCCACACGCAGCAGACAGAAGCAGTGAGCGCAATCCGCGCGATTTACTTTGCAGCTGGCTTCCTCGGAGCATCGCCCGTTGTGGCGCTTATCCGGTCATGGTGGAGCGTATCTTATGAATTGCATCTGTTGTCATCCCCTAACCAATCACAGATGCAGATGAAGTCCTTCCGTTCCTCAATTCTTAATTCGCTGCTTAAACGCTAATAACCCACCGCACGATTTTCGGCTTTCCATCGGACAACCGCTACAAAAAACACCGGTACAGCGACAGGTTGAAAGCCATTACCCGGAGCTGGCCAGCGGTCTGCACCTGCCTAAAATGGCGCGCGTTGTTGCCCCTACTGAGGCGGTTAAAAGCGGAAACTTTGCTGACCCCTTCAGGCCGCGCTATGCCGTCGATCTGCAGCTGCTGGACGCTGACGGCAATCCGGACGGCAGTACGCCGGTTTATCCTGCTGTGCCGCTGCCCGTTCCGATGGCCGGTAATGATTCCGGTATGTTTCAGTTTCCGCCAGAGGGAACTCTGGTTGAGGTCGGTTTTACTGGCGGACGCCCGGACAAGCCGTTTGTGCGCCAGACCATGCCGGGCGGGACCAGCCTGCCGGACGTGAAACCGGGTGAACAGCTGCAGCAGCAGCGCGCGGAAGTATCACAGCGGGTAACACAGGCGGGAGACTGGGAACGCCAGACCGATCAGGCCATCCGTGAAACGTCCATGAGCCGGGAAGTTAAAGCCGATACGGAAACGCGTGAGCTGGTCAGCAGGGAAACGACAGTCAAAGCCACGGACAGGACCACGGTGATCGGAACGGCGTCACTGATGGCCGGAGCAATTCAGCACGTGACGACAGGCAATTACAGCGTGGCCACGCAGCAGAGCCAGCTGATTACAGTGGGCGGTAATGCGGAAATGGACGTCACCGGCAGCGCGGCGATTAAAGTCGGTCAGGCACTGACTGAAAAAATTGGCCAGCTGCGCCAGAGCATTGCCGGGACGCGTCAGGAAATTATCGCGCCGGTTGTATGGATTGGTTCAGAGAAGATTAACGTGGCCCAGCTGATGCTCGATACCGTGGCGCTAGTGCAGCAGCTGGCTGACCAGCTGGCCAGCCATACGCACCCGTCAACCGGCCAGCCCACGAACAGCAGCGATATCGCAAAGAGCAGCCAGCAGGCCGCCGCGCTCAGTACGAAATACTCACCCGTCATCGGCAAGTAAGCCAGCACACTGACCCGCTATCGCAGCGGGTTTTTTATTGCCCGTCACCAGAACGTCTCAGACGCACGATGCGCCACGCAAAGGCGCGCCCATCACGCACGACAACCATAAACAGATCATCCGCACAGCGCGGCACTGGCTGCGCGTCAGCACGGCAAAATAATCGTCCGGCAGACAAAATCGGCGCTACACCGCACCCGCCTGCAGGTTTTGGATCATAAAAATTTTTCAGTTTTATTTTTTTACAAAGGGCATGGCCAGACCGCGCCAGTGCAGGGGTTCTGCGGGAGTTTGATAACTGAAAAGAGTGAAAAGAATTTCAGTGTTTTTCAGTTTTCTGGATCTCTATTGGATCTCAGGTGAAATGCAGAATATTGAATTTAAAGGATATTAAAAATTTTAGTTCACCTTTTAGATCTCAAGTGGATCTCAGTAAATCTAAGCGAGTAAACAGCCAGCGTAGACAGGGCAAGGGCTGGCGAGGTTTCGGGACATTTTACAAAACTGAAAAACTCAGTAAGCTATATACTGTTTTTATGTACAGTATTGCTGCTGGCAAGGAGCGACAAAATGCGACGGTTTTCACTCAATGGCGCGCTTTTTATGTTCATGGAGCGAGGAGAAAAGCTAACTGACGATGCGATCTGGAATGACCGCTGGGGACCGGGTAGCAGATACGTTCTATGGCCACGTGGAGAGTATTGGGATGTGCGATTCAAACAGGTTAAAAACAATAAACTGGAATGGCTTCCTGTGGCAGACAAGCCTTTTACGAGTGAGAATGAGGCATGGCAGGCTGCATATGCGCATTGGGAGAATAAGCTGTCCTCTAAAAATTAAAATCTGGAATGCTAATTTACTCCTCAGGTGCGTGGCAGAGGATATAACTTCTTAACGAGCATTCTTCTTTCTCTACCATAAATGGGTAGTGATGGTCAGTAATATAAAACTGTATATTACAATCATCAATAAATTCGGCATCATTATAGATTTCAAATCTAATTACAGGTTGAAACTGGTATCTGCTTCTGTAAAATAATTCATCAGTTTTAAAAACATGGTTATCTTTTTGAACATTGTCTTTAAATAGAATAAGTAGTTTAGATAATAAAGGGAGGTTTAGATCGAATAGGTCGTCAACTTCTTGCTTGTGCTTCTTATCAAATAAGTTCTTTAAAGTATCTCTAAAGATAGGATTAATGGTGCAGAATGATACATTTTTGTCTATCGTTTTGAGTAATAATACAATCTTCCCATCTAATAGGCCTTTGAAGGCGTCACTATAATGGCGTTCGTATTCATCAATCTTTATTGAGTCATCTTTATTTATAAGCTTCAGCAATATTGATTTTGCATGGAAAGAGTAACTATCAAAACTATTAACCAGCAACTCATTTTTGTTTCTAACGATTTCGTCTGCTTTCTCCTTGTCTAAGGATTCTTTTACGGCATTCTTCCTTTCTTCAATTTTAGTAGAGATGAGGTTATTTATGCTATCAAAGATTGAAAAAGCTATTGAGGTAATCAGCGCTCCTATTGAAAAACCAATGACTACGATAATAGTTAAAAGCAGCTCCGCTGGTATTTGTAAGGGTTTCAGTTGTGGCTGAACCCAAACCCAACATGAAATTATGGACCCTGCAATTACCAATAACCTTAATGAGGATTTGAAAGAAACTAAGTTAGCAAGATGACCAATAATCGTCGATAAAGGATCTGCCATGAAAACACCTCTTTAGTGGTTGGCACTCTTACATACAACTTTAATTGAATACAAAAAGGCGACAAGGCAGCCACAGAAATCGGTACCAGCGGATGTTGCGCGACACTTCTGCGACATTCAGGTCATAAAGAATGATAGTTAAAACTGCGTATTAAATGTATCTTATTGATAATAAAGATAAAAGTTGGTGGCCCCTGCTGGGCTTGAACCAGCGACCAAGCGATTATGAGTCGCCTGCTCTAACCACTGAGCTAAGGGGCCAGCGGAGCGGGGATTATAAAGTATCTCTTCAGGGCAATCCAGCACTCAGCCACCGGTTGCTGAAATAAGCAGCAGTGATTTACCTGCTGATTTCTATAACAAAACTGTCGAACCGCGATCCCCAAGTCGCAAACAGGCACGGATAATGCTTCTCCGTGCCTTTAGTGAAACCGGACTTCAGTCGTTATGGCTGATGGATGACTCAGCGCTGACGATAACGGGATGCTGATTGATT